GCCTTTGCCTTGATGGTCTTCTTGGCGTCCTCGACGGCCTTGTCGACGGTTTTCGTGTTGTAGTCCACCCACGGGAGCTTGCCGTGCTTCTGCCATACGCGGCTGTTGTAGCCGCCCTTGACACCGATGTTGCCGACGCCAGTGATCTGCACGCCATTATCCCAGATGGGCGTACACTCAACGGCCAAGCCGTCTCCGATGTACAGGCCCCAGTGTCCGGGCATCCAGAGGCCCTCGCCTGGAATCAGCTTGTCCCAGCCGGACGCGGATACGTCCTTACACTTTGCGATCATGCCGTCTGCGGAGACGTCCGGGACGGCGTTTCCGGCGTAGCGTGCGCCGCCGTGGTAGGCGTTTTTGTTGCCGTTCCATCCCCACAGGATCCCCTTTGTGAGATTCACGCAGTCAAAGCCAAAGTAGCCCTTCCCAATCAGCCCGCGGAATCTGGTCTGCTTTGCGGCGTCATACCAGTCTTGGTATTGCTTTGCCTTCTCGGTGATGATCCCATCCGTGACCGGCGAGCCAAAGCAGCCCCACATGTACACGGTTTTGTAATTCTTTGCAACGTCGATATGCCGCCTGACGAGCTCGGAAGCTTTCATGATGCTCATTTCTGCGCGTCCTCCTGCGGCTTGCCTGCCGCATCGATGGCGTCCTGTGCTTTCTGCGACTGCGTGCCGAAATAGAACGTGATGACCGTCAGGAAGATCGTGAGAAAGTCCTTTCCGGTGATATCGCCGCGCAGGGCGAGGACGGCGAAGATGATGGTCAGGCCGAGCGTGACGAGGGATTTGACGCTCAGCAGATTGCCGAGCCGCTTCTTGATGTTTTCCATATGTATGCTCCTTTCAATCTTTCAGCACGATCTCCGCGATACGTGCTGCCGCTTCCGGGCCGTATTTCTCGGCCCATTTATCCATGTACTTCTGCGCGTACTTCGCGCGGTTCTCATTTTTGGCTTTCCAGAGGTAAAAGCCGCTGGAAGCCGTCGTTTCAGCCAGCACCGCAAGCGTGATCTCTGTCAGGTCTGCGCCTGCCGCGCAGGCGATGATGAGCGCGAGGCTGACGAGCGCGCTGCCGAGCATCCACTTTTTACTAAACTCCATTGTGTTCGCACTGTTTTTCAAGCTGGTGCAAGAAAGCTTTTACGTCGCCGTTTCCGCCAAGCTTGACATACTTCTGCCCGGCGATCAGGCGCTCGGACATTGGCATCTCCTCTGACATGATTGTCAGCCGCAGGATGGACAAATACTGCTCCGCCTGATGTTGCTGCATCCGATCGAGCTTCTTGTCGATCTCTGCAAGGTGGGTGTTTTGATTATCGGACTTGTCCTGCTTTTTCTGTCTTGCACTGATAGCGGCGTTGACGACCGCCGTCAGCGCGGACGAGCCGAGCACGGCGCAGATGATCGCAGTGATGGTTCCAGCATCCATTGATTATGTACCTTTCTCTTTCCGGCGGGCTAATCGTCCACCATTTTGATGTATGTCGTGGTGTCGCTTGAATAGCTGATATCCGGCAGCGTCGTGCTGCCGAGGACGGCGTAGAGCGCCGGGTAATCAGTCTGGGAAAACGTCGAGCCGTCGCAGACGTGCCATGTCTCATCGAGATATCGGGCAGTCGTTACGACGTCGCCGGGGCGGGCGCGCGGCGTGGTAAGCTTGGCGAGTGCTCCGTCGATCTTCGGGTCCGCGGGCGCGTCGCCCGCAGGCCAGACTTTCTCGGCAGTGGCGTCCGTCAGCAGGTTTGCTTTGAGCAACGGCGTGCCTGCTTCCAGCGGCTCATCCTCTGGCCGGATCCACTCGTACCGCAGCAGGCTTCCGTCGGCGCTGTACACGCCATATCGCACAGCGCCGTTTGCAAGATCATTCGTTCCGTGCCTGTCCTGCATGGCTTATTCCTCCAGCGCCTTGATGTAGGCATAGCTGCGGCCATCTGGGGTAATTCTTGGGATGCGCTTTGCGGAGTACGAAAAATCTCTTTTCAGGATTTTAACTTGTGCATCGGATGACGTGTCAACGATCCCGGCGACTATGTTTCCGTTGATTGCGAACCCGGTAATATCGTAGTTCGTCTCAATGATCATGGGGGCCGTGTCCAGCGCACTCGTTACTGCGATATAGTGCTGCTCGTTTTTTGTTAACGCAAAAGCAAGTATGTTGCCGTCATAAGCCGCTGTATTTCTGGCGTTGCTGTCGTACGTGCCTCCGAGTGTCGTTGTGCCTGCAAGAGTATCGCCGCCGTCTAGGGAGTATGAAATGCTGGTTCCATTGACGCTTACAATTTTTTCGCTTTTCACGGCAAAACCACACACCGGAGCGACAAGCGTAGCCGCCAAGTCTATAGGGCTTGCGTTTAGTCCGGCAAATTTTCGTAGTGTGCTTCCTTTCTGTGCATAGATCATGGCGTCGCCCGTATCCTGCACGAACGAGTTGTAGTAACTTGTATCCATAATCACGCTTTGTAGCGCTTTCCCGCTGACTAATTTTTCAAAACTTTCTGCGTATAAATACCTGTGGACAGCCGTTGTTGTCACGGAGCTTGATCCAGATCGCAATGGATGCATGACGTAGTATATCCCGCCATAGATATAGATATCTCCTGGAATCCAATCTCCACTGCCTCCCGTCGCCGCTGTGATTCCGCCATTAGTTGTACCATCCCATAGTTCAGCGTATTTCCACGGCCCAGTGGGCGATGTAGCATAATAAATGTAAAAACGGTGTTTGGCGTTGTTCGTGAGATAATACACGAACATATACTTCCCATCATAAAAATGCACTTGGCTGCATCCGACTACGGTCGAGAAATACGCTCCGGTAATGGTAACGGTCGCAGTCGAAAATGTAATCAAATCATCCGATGTTGTGATTTTCAGCGTGGCCGCCGTCTCGCCGCTTTTCGCTACAAAGAACCAATGCCCATTCACATACGAGATTGAAGGGTGCGTGCCGGTCAATCCGGTGACTTCAACCTCATCCCAGCTTACAACGTCTACATCTGTGCGCAGAACATTGTACAGATCCGGGTACTCGACGTTTGAAATCGACCGTCCGTCGCAGGGGAGCCACGAAGTCGAGCGATCCCCGCGGGCGGTCATGGAGATGTCGCCAATACGCGCCGTGCCTTTGGATAACTCGTACAGCGCATCGTTGACAGTCGGATCAGCCGGTTTCTCCTTGTTGCTCCAGATCTTATTCTCCGTCACGGCGGACAAAAGATTTGCCTTATTGAGCGGCGTCCCTTCGACTGTAGGCTCGTCCTCGCGCTTCATGTATTCGTAGTGGTCGAGCGTTCCGTCAGCGCCGTAAATGCCGTATCGGATTGCGCCGTTGGCCAGCACCTGTGTCGGTTGTCTGTCTTTCATATCAGTCCTCCTGCGGCGCATTCCGCCGCGCCGGTGTACCGGAACGCCTTAATGATGTTATCGATCAGCGTTTCGCACAACGCCAAAATGCGCTCGATATCGTTTGCCCCAGTGTACGTCATCCGGTCGATCTCCGGTACAGCAGACGTTCCTGATGGATACGTCAGTGCGTTTCGCACGTCCTGTATCTGCTGCCGGTATACAGTGGCCTGTGACGCAGTTATAACGTCCGTCAGGCTCCAATCCGTCTTGGCTGACCACTGGATATCATTCCCGCAAAGCGGCGCGAGACGCCCAGCCAAATAGTTCAGAGCCGTACCAACGCGGTTCAAATCGATCGCATTGTACGCGCCCTTCATCCCGGCCAGCCATTCCGCCTGCTCGTCTGACGTCATTGCGGCGAAGCCCTTCCCGGCCAGTGCCTTGACGCGCTCCACATCCGCCTGCGTTCGGTCTGTGACGAGGGTGTCAATGATGGTGCTCATATGCGTCCTCCTTACACCCCCACGATCTGATCTGCGAAGGCAGCCAGAGGGTAGGCTTGTTTGTATGATTCGAGGGCTGCGGCGGGGGTCTTGACTACGGTGCTCGGGCCGATGTGCTGCATGTTAACCTCCTTATCCGATCAGAAGAACTCTGTACGGTTGTCCGCCCTTAAAGTTACAACCAATCTTAGCAGCGTCTACGACTAAAGTCTTGTCGTTACGAATCGAAATACCATGTACGGCAGTAAACACATCGCCTCCGGCTGTATCTATATGCGAATAACCGCCGTAACCAGACCCGCCAATATTCTGTACCTGTGTAAAAACTACTGAACAAACTCTCCCAATAGAAAATGCAGTAACACTAGCTGCATAAGCACTATAGCCTGGTGCTCTTGCGATAGCCCGTGTTCTCACTACATTTCTGGCAGCGGGTATATCCATGGTAACAAGCAAAAATTTAGGCGAACTCAGAATAGTCGCGTCGTCCGGCACTATCGTTATCTGCTCCATATCTGATGTTGGGGTAACGGTTGTTGTGTAATACTTGCTGCCGCCGAACCATTCCAGCAGCTCGTTTGCCCCGCCGCCCGCCTCAATGCTGTCAATCAGCGCCGCCATGCTGTCCAGTTTTGTCCCGCTTGGGACTGTCACGCCTTTCCCTGCAATTGCGGTCGTGATCGCGGCTTTGGCGTTTTCAAGCCGGGATATTTCGGTTCCAACGCTCATTATGATACTCCCTTAAATCGCCGCGAGGGCGGTCTCGATGGCGTCGGTCAGGCTGACCGTGCCGCCGGAGGTATAGCCCGCAGGGACCGCGACGCTTGTCTGCGTGAGGCCGTCGATGGTCTTTGCGATCGCGCCGTTGTTGGCCATGGTGCCCTCTACCTTGCTGCCGTCGGACAGCACGATAAATTTACCGTCCAGCACGTCAGCAGCTCCGGCGGTCACGCCAGAGACGTCTTTGTACTTGGCCGGGATAGCGCCTACCGTGACCTTGCCGAGAACTTTACCCTTCGTGGGCGTGATGTCCTGCGCGGCCTCGGCAGGCGTGGCGGACTTGGTTTCCAGCACGACAGATACCTTGCCCGTTCCGGAGTGCTTGCCCGCCGGGACGGTGTATTCCTGATTGCCAGTCGTGGCGTCCAGAACCTTGGATACCGCGCCGTTGTCCGGCATGGTGCCTGCCTGCGTTACGCCGTCGGCGTCGATAAAGACTTTATTCGCCAGCACGTCGGCAGGCGCGGCGGTCGTCGCGGACACGTCCTGATAGTTTTCCGGGATGGCGCCGACGGTGACGGAAGACAGGCCATAGTAGCCCTGATCCGGAGCGACGGACTGCTGTTCCTTTGTCGGTGTGACGGATTTGGCCTGCAGGTTGTAGTTGCCGCCGCCGGAGACGCCCTTGACCGTGCCGGAGCCATTGTGATAGCCCTTCGGGACGGTGTAGCTCTCGCCCTCCTTGACCTGCGCGTCGATCGCGCCGTTGTTTTTAATGGCTGCCGCCTTGTCGGCCAGCGCATCGAGTTTGTCCGTGCTCGCGGCGAGGCCAAGGCCGACGAGCCATGTACGCAGCTTGTTCCGCGCGGTCTGCAGTCTGGTAATTTCGGTTTGTGTGCTCATAAAATCACTCCTTTAGATTGTCGCCAGCAGGGCGTTGATGTTCCCGACCTCCGTATACACGGCGGCGCTGGTTACGGGCTTGGTGTTGTCCTTCTCCACGGCTGCGGCCGTGTCGACGGAAAGGGTATTGGTTGCCGCGTCGAGCTTGAGGCCTGGGCCGATGTTGTAGCCTCCGCCAGAGCCGCCGTCAGCACGCACGGAAACGTTAAAGGAAACGTCGACCGGATCGCGTTTCTTGAGCTCAAATTCAATGCCGCCCATCACAGCACCGCCTTTGAAAGCGCGTGCGCTACATCGACTTGCTTGATCTCCGAGCCGATCACGTCCCCGCTCCTGAATTTCACGCGCACCTGCATCTGACAGATCTTCGGGAGCCGGAAGGTCTCCTGCTGGGTGAGGGGAAACAGAAATTTCCCGTCTTCGTATCCGATTTCACCCGGATAACTTTTTTGCAAATACAGCAGCGATATCTCCACCTTCTCGACAGTTGCGATGTCAAGCGGCTCCCCTTTATTTTTAACGGTAACGATAAGGCTGTAAGCATCTCCCTGTACCAAATGTCGCACCTCCATTCTATGTGCCAATAATCTCGCAGTCCGCCGCCGCGATACCGCTGAGCCGGATCCCCATGCTGGTAATCGTTCCGGTAATCTTCGTCCCCCACGGCGTTGTGGCCTTGACGTAATCGCCCGGAACTTCGCCTTTCATAACGACCTTCACGCTGTGCGTCTTGCGGCGCATATAATAGTCGTAGACGTGCTGCGCCACAGCGGCAACGTTGCTGGGGTTGACCAGCGTCGCGTCCTTGACCTCGATGACGTTCGGTTTTGTGCTGGTGGTGACGTCCGGATTGGTTTTCGCCGTGACTGCTGTCGTGTGGTAGTAAGTCTTTCCGCCAACAGTCACGCTGTCGCCACTGCCGGACGTGGAATAGCTGTGCGCCGTGATGCGCACCTCTGTCACAATCGCGGAGGTGTCCACGCTGCCGCCCGTATAGAGCCGGTCAAGTGGGATCTCTGTTGCCGTATCCGTAGTCAACTTACGCACGCAGATCCCACGGCTGCCGCTCGTATCTACAGTTGCACAGAGCGCAAACGCGATCTGCTGCAAGGCTTCGCGAGAGGTGCAGTCCGGAATGTAGCCTGTGACGGTCTCGGCCTGCAGGCTCTCGTCCATGTCGAGCAAAAAGTGCCCGCCGAGAATGCTTGTGATCAGATCCTTTGCATTCTTGCCGCTGTAGATTGCAGCGGAAAACGGCTCGTCGTCAAGGACGCCGAGCGCATCATGGCACGAAACGTCGTACAGGCGAGCGCTCGACCGGGACGAGCTCTTGATGTAAAACACGCCGATCAGATTGCTTCCGTCATAGGCACTTACTGGCTGCTTCTCTTGGAAAATAAATTCAATATCATCGGAATCGTCTAGAGTGAAATCAAGCGTGTTGATTTCGACGTCGTCCGAGATCACGCTGATACCCTCCGTCACACTGACGCTTCGCAGATCCGCCCGTTCAAACTCGCGAACGATGCCAAAAAAGATCTGGCGAATCTTCGCGTACCGGTACGGCAGACTTGTCTTCGTGATCTCAATTACCAGCTTGTTATAAGCCGATACAGGCTTTGCACAGAAGTATTTCTGTGCGTCCGGTGTGAACTGCTGCGTCGCCGCAACCGTATTACCGTTATACCACGTGAGCGTCAGCTCACTGCAGTAATCGCCCGCTCCGCCGTCGAAGTTAAAGAAGATGCCGGAGGACGCGAACACGCCGTCCAGCGCGACAGTAATCGTTGGGTTTGTATCAAAGGTACAGTCCGCCTTGCTCTGTTCCGCCGACCAGAACGCTGCAGCCTCCACCGTGCGGGTCTTCCGGGAGCCGTCCAATATCCACTGGTTCAGCTCGTTCGTTTCGATTAACAGCTGTTCTGTCCCGTGCGGCAGATTTTGGATGCCGGAAAATGCATTTGCGTCGCTGCTCGCAACGGTCGCGGCGTCAGCCGCGCCGACTGCGACGTCCTCGTAAACGACTTTTACACTCATACTGGCGTCCTCTTGGGCTTCATGGCGACAAAATTGATTGCGAGGTTCTGCCAATCATTGCGGCTGCCATACTTGGATACAAGCTCGTCCTCGCCGTTTGCGACGTACGCGTCAAAGGTGAGCGTAGTCTGTGCATAAGGGACGGTCAGGACGTGGCTGTCTACTGGAGCGGAAATCGCTTCATAAAATTCGTCATATTCAGCAAGATCGGAGGATACCGGATCGATCTCTATGCTGTAATTGTAGTACGTGCCGATGATGTCACGGGTCATCGCGCCGGTCATGACGCGGCCTGCGTTGTCGCCGTCGAGGACGGAAAACGAACGCTTTAGGCTCACAACATGCAGATTCGGGTACGCCTTGCCGTCAAGGCTCAAAATGCTTGTCATGCCTTCACCCCCGCCAGACGAACGCCGACACGCTGCGTTTCATCGTTATTTGCCTGATATACCGCGCGGGCAAACTCACGCTTATCGACCTGCATCACGACTGTAATGCTCCGGCCTCCCATGCTGCCCGTTTCATTCATGGCCTGCTTGAACGCCTGCACCATCGTAGCAAGCGGCGTTTCGATATTCGTTCCGCTTTTCTGGTCGCCGAGAACTGCCATAAACTCCCGGTTTGGCGGGATGACAGCACCCTGCGCGAGACGAGGAAGCGCAACGTTGCTCACAAGGGGAATACTGATGCCGAAAGACCTTCCGCCAATTAGTGGAACCCAATCAGGGACCTCGAAATGAATGGTATTCAGCGCGGAGATTAGGAGGTTTATACCGTTGATGATAAAGTTTATCGCATATTCAACAGCGGTAATGATTCCATTCCAGATTCCCTTAAATATATCCTTTACGCCTTCCCACGCCTTTGTCCAGTCTCCGGTAAAAACGCCACTGATAAACTCGATGATTCCGCTTAGCCACTGCTTTATACTGTTGAATAGGCCGGATATAAAGTTTCCGTATGTCTGGAAAATTGCCGCGAGCATGGGGCTTTTTGATTGTAACCATGTAATGAACATATCCCATGCATCTTTGATGGAGTTTATGATGGCGTTCCACGTCTGCTTAAGCCCTTCCCAAATTTGTTTCGCGCCTTCTGCGGCAAGCTTTAAGTCACCCGTAAACACACCCTTGAAGAATTTCCCGAATCCGTCTATGATATTTTTCAGGCCTTCGATTAGTTCTTCGCCATGTCCGGTAAAGGAAACAAGTGCAACCAGAGCGGCAACAAATCCCGCAATCAGGAGTGGAATCCAGCTACCTGTCAGAAGCGAAATGCCGATACCGGCGGCAAGTAGCCCCGCGATGATCGTAAGCGTATTCACCAAATTAAATCCATTTTCGATAACGTCCTTGATTCCGACAACGAGCATAGCAAGACCGCCCACAACAAGCGCAATTCCTGCCGCGATTGGCCCAAAGGCGATTGCAAGCCCAACGGCAAGCGCGGCAAGACCTGCCAGCATCCCGAGGAAGTTTTGTAAATCAATTCCGTTGTTCCACGCGTCCAGCCAGAAATACACAAGCGCAAACGCACCAGCAACAGCAAGGGCGATGCCCCAAATCTTGCTCAGGTCGTTCGTAAATAAACTCGCGATCTTCCATGCCAGAAGCCCGGCGGCGATAGCACCTACAAGCCCGAGGATGTCATGGAGCTTATCTTCTGCCATGTCGAGATTAGAGAAGTCCGGCGCGATCTCCGTTGATGCCGCGCCGCCGCCGCCAGAAGCGCCGCCAGACGCTTTGTCGCTTGTAATCTGGTTGATCTCGTCAAAGCTTGCCATGCTTTTACTTGCGTCCTCTGCTGCAGCACCAACGCCTTCCAATGCCTTCTGCTCGTCGTTCAGCCCTTGTGCGGCTGATTTCTGCGAAGCCCAGCTTTTCCCGGACAGCATGCCAAAGAACTTTGCAATCGCTGTGACAACCTGTGTCAGAATGTTCACAAGCTTCACGAACACAGGAATGACAACCTGTAAGATCGGCTGCGCGAGTGTCAAAAGTGCCGCCTTGAGCCGCGCTACAGCAGCGCGGGCGGCGTCATTCTGCATAATGGTTTTACCGAGCCATGTTCTAAGGCTTTGCAGCGCTCGAGTGATAAGGGAGAACACCAGAACGCGCTTAAAAAGCCCGGAAACACGCTTACTGAACGTGTTCATGCTGTCGGAAACCTTCTTTGCGGCAAGCTCCATTCGTTCGGACGCGCCGCTTGCGTTTGTAATCTCTCGCGTAAGCTCTCCTGCGCGTGTCTTCGCCGCGTCCAGCGCGGAGGTTTGCTCCATTACCTTGTCCGTAATTTTTGCGTACTTTCCGTCCAAGCTCTCAACGATCTTGTCCTGCTCTTTTAAGATCGCTTCCTGCTCCTTAATCTGTGCAGCGACTTCGGATTGCCGACTGTATGCGGAAATATACGCATCGGGAGATGCAGACACCTCGCCGGACGTGATCTGCCGAAGCCGCTCGGATTCAGCGCGCAACGATTTCAGCGCAGTTTCTGCCTGTTTTGCAGATTCTTTCGCCGCGTCAAGCTGAGATTTCAGCCCACTCTGCTCTCCGGTACTTTTATTCAGCTCGGCTTCCATCTTGTCGATTTTCGCCGTCAGCTTATCAAGATCCTTCTGCGCGTTTTTTGCGTCAACTTCTGCTTTTACGACGATTTTCCCGTCTGCCATTTTCTCACCACCTTATTTTGAAATGCCCCATGCGGCGAGAACGTCTTTCTCTGCCTCTGTGTATGTAACCTTCAGATCGATCATATCCCTGTTCTTCCGGTAGAACTCCCGTTCCTGCTTGTCCAGAGGCTTCCCGTGTGCCTTTTTGTCTCGAATACGAACCACTTGCGCAAACAGGCAGTCTCCGATCTCCTGGTAGAACGACAGGAACGACCACCAGTGCAGATATTCAAGCGCCCGAACCTCGCACCCGGCGATTCTGTTCACGGGGGCAATAATCATGTCGAAGTCCTGCTCCCACGACATTAAAACGGGTTCTCGCTTCTTTTCCTTTCGTTCCTCTCCACGGTCTATGAACCGGAAACACTGGTTCAGAGCTTCCTGATAGTCTCTGGCCGGCATTTCCTCAAAGTTCGGATAGAAGATTCTCAAGGATGCCTCCGCCTTGTCCTGCTCGTCCAGCTCGTTATCAACAAGGGCGGTGAGGATATCCAACACCGCCCGATAGTCAGACCGGATTTCATATTCTGTTCCGTTTACGCTGACCGATGTCGGTAAAGACCAGATTACTTTTTCCATCTTTCCATATATTTCTTGATTCTCGGGTTCGTAGCCTTCTGTTCTCTCGCAAAGGTAGTGTCGATCTGGTCGATGATGCCGAGCATCAGATTGCTCCATACGGGCAAACCGTCAGCCAGTGCGAGGACGTTCATAGAGCCGAAAAGAGGCGTGCAAAGCGGAACCCCGAAAAGGTTGTCGATCGTATCGCGCATCTCGTTGCTTTCGCGACGCGCAATCTCGAAGATCTCTTTTTTATTCGCGTTCTTTTCCACATCTGCCTGATATTTGCGCTGACGATCTTCTAAGCCGTTGAACACGTCAAAAATCTTCTCGACAATTTCAGCATCTGTCGGGTTAAACTCGAGCGTTACCTTGTCGTTGATGTCGATTTTTTCAACGCCAGTTGCAATCTTGATGTCCGCCATCTATCGTCCCTCCTTATGCCGCGTCCGGCGTAAACGTGATTTCTCCGTTGGAACCAACCGACGCAGTGCCGGTGATTCTCTCGCCGCCCGGAGTTACCGTAAGCGGCATACCTACAAAGCCGCCGCCTTCGCCACCAAGACCTGTCGCCTCGATTGCAGCGCCCTTGTATCTCTCCGCAAAAACAGCCGTTTTCTTCGTGCCTGCGTAATGATGCACAATAAGAATGTCCTGATTCGCCAGAGCTGCCGCGTTCTGTTCCTTAACAGCAAGATTCCAGATATGCGTAAGCGCTGCGTCTCCGGCATCGAGTTCGCACGGCTCAAAGTCCTGCGTGATGATAGGCTTTTTCATCGTGGTTCTGGTTGTGCCGAGAATGTCCTTGTTGGAATCCTTCTGCCAGTCGTATTCCATGCTGGAATCCGTGACGCGCGTCCCGAGCGGCGACCACACGGCGGCGGAGTCAGTGCCCGTGTTTACGCAAAGAATCAGAAGCTCTCTGTCTACGGGCTGCCCGGCAACGGTGTTGAACGTCATATTTTCTGCCATAGTTAAATCACCTCATATTTCATCTTCATTAAGATTTGATGGTCTTCCCATCCGCCCTGATACATGGCGAATACCGACGCGCGGCTGACCGCTTCCATGCGCCGGACACGAACGCCATCACCCAGAGACGGATAATTCTGCATCGCCCAATCCCCGAAGCGGTTCAGCACCGCATCAGTTTTCAGACGCTTGTCGTTACTCCCGCCCGGCTTGATACGGGCTATGAGCTTGAACTGGTATTCTGCCTCATGCCCACCGAGTAAGTACCTTCTTGTGATGTACGCGCCTTGAATCACGGACAGAGCCACGCTTGCAGAATCGGCGGCGAGGAACTCATAATTGATGGTTGCAGCCGGGAGATCGTCATCCGAAAACGAATTTACCCAGACCATCATTTTTCGGGATATGTCCTGTTCTTCCTCGGAAGAAACAAGCTTTTTCTCTTTTTCAGAGCCCATTTTTCACCGCCTTGTCTGCAACTCGAATCCATTTGTCAAGGTTCTCAGCCTTTGAAGCCTCGAACCAGTGCGATTGTGCCTGCGCGTGTCCGGAGGTTGTGAACACAAGGTTTTTGTCCGTCACAACCTTCGTCCCGCCCTTCGGCGCGTATGTGCTCCCGGTCTCCGGATCTACCATGACTTTCCCGTAGTACAAAAATCGCGCATACGGGCCGGGGTAGACAACAGCATTTCCCACAACCTGCGTCCTCTCGTCGAGAGAACCAGTCAGGAACGGAACATATGGACTTGTGTCCTTCCGCACCTGCGTTGCAACAATATGCTCCGCTTTGGTGCAGGCCTGCGCAAGCTTTTCCTGCAGCGCGTCAAATCCGTCTGTCTTTACGCTGAATTTCAGCATTACGAGCCTCCGACCTGCCAGTGCTGCATAGAAGGACTGCCGAAGTCCTTCATGTCCACCTTTGTCACTTTGTACACATCATCGTAAAGCATCTCGATCTGTTCTTCCGTCTTGTCCGGCTCGACTACTTCGCCCTTCACAAAGAATGTTGTGCCGCCGTTACCGTCCGTAGATAGCGTCCAGAGTTTGCTTTTATCAGTTGCGCGCCAGAACTCCTGCGGACCGGCGTAGCGCTTCTCCGCACCTGTCACGCCGTCTACAGCAGCCGCAGAAAACGGAATGTAGAGATTCACCGCATCTGCTCCTTCAAGCCCGCTCGCGCGGACGTTAGCCGCTTTTGACGCTTGTAGCATTACACCACGAATTACAGTGATATGGATTTTTTGCGTATCTTTGAACGTTTCCGGATCCTGCTCCTGCGTGACGTTGTAGATTGTTACAGTGTGGGGGGCGTACATGCTAAACACCTGCCTCTGTAAAGAAGCCCAGTATGGGCTAGATATTCACGCGCTACGCTTGCAAGGGCATTCTTCGCCTCGGAAGCTGCTTTCAATGCAGCTACGGAAGAATCCCCGCCGCTGCGAAGCGTCCTGGAATAGCCGCCTACAGTCTCGCTCTGCAATTCCCCTTCGTCAGATGCAAGCCCGGCAGACACATTCTTTCTGGCAAGCTCCTGCGCTGTGTCGATCAGCATATACTGGTCGACCAGAGCGCAGCAGCACATTTTCACAGCTTCGAGATCCACGTAGTCTTTTACTCGGTTCTGCGTGTAATAATCGAGGAAGGAGCTGGCGCGGACAGCCAGACGCTGGAAATCCTCCTCATTGATGCTGCCGTAGTAGCAGCCGGAGTAAAATTCATAGTCGGCATAGATCATTCGTACCAGCTCCTTTCATTTTTTACGAACCGACCGTGACGGTAGCCGTGCCGGTCTTAGTGCTATCCTGCTTCGACTTTGCAGTGACGGTAATGCTCGTGGACGTCTCATTGGACGCGACCTTCAGCACGCCGCCTTCCGTGATAGACGACTTGGCGCCGCTCTGGCTCCACTCGACGTCGCCACTTACAATGCCTTCACCCGCAACAGAGGCGGAAAATGCTTTGCTTGCGCCCTTCGCCACGGTCGCGGTTGCAGGGGAGACAGTCACAGTGGAGACCGTTCCAGCCTTGCCGTAGACCGAGAACGGGAACGGATTGGCAATATCAACGTTATAAGCGTTTACCGGGTTTGCGATTTCCCAGCCAAGCCGCATGACCGCACGCAGCGCAACCATGTCGTTCTGCATGAGGTTATACGTGATGGCCTTCGTGGTCGGATCCTGAATGACGCCCTCGGTGAAGATCTTGAACGTCATGTCCTGCCGGATCGCATAGACCAACTGCGACCAGTCGCCGACGATCATCTGCGCCTGAGACGGGTCAAATGCGCCGTTCATCGGGAAGTACATATCCATGCCGTCAAGGCCATAGCGGGTCGCGCCCTGCATATCGGACTTGAAGATGGGCTGGCCGGTCGTGTCTTTCAAGCCGCGAAGCTTTCCGCGCATCTGGATCGCGGACATAACGCCGTTCGGATTGAAGCCATCAAGCTCGACCTTCGCGATCAGGCCGTTCTCGCCCATGATGTCGTCAAAGACGCTTGTGCCGACGGGTACGCCGTTACCGGCAGCGATGGCCGAAGGAACAACGCCGTCGCGCCAAGTGCTAGGCTTGCTGGTGCCAAAGAGGATTGCCGCGTCGATGACCTTACCGAACGCCTCAGTCAGTCTCGGGCGAACCTCGCCCCAGATGTCATAATCTGCGTCATCCAGTGCTGCTTCGGGGATGGGGACAATAACTGCGATTTCCTCGGCATAGATTTTCTTCTTGTCCCACGCCATCTTCGTGGTCTGCTTGAAAGCTTCACCGGCTCCGGTATCAGTTGCTTCGCCGTTGACGAAGTACGCAGAGGGCAGCGCGTCCAGGACGTTGATGGTCTGCGTCTTGCTGGACATATTCGCCAGTCGCTTACCCATGCGCAGGACTGCGGATTCCGCGATAGCGCCCTGCATGATCTCGCGGGTTACAGGCTCCGGAATAAGACCGGAAAGTGCATTTCTGTCAATAATATTCGGCATATGATTCTCCCTTCGTTATTTCAGAGCGCCCCGAATCAGGGCGTTCATCGTGCTGTTCATGTTTGTTTCTTTGGTTCCACCGCCTGCAGGTGCTGTCCAGTCGAACGTCGCCTTCTTGCGATTCGCTGTAAGCTCGTCGACAGCCTGTTCAAACGTGGTCTTGTCGTTGACCATCTTCATCGCCTTGAACGCGATAAACTCGGCATCCTCGCCGGTCAAGCCCTTGCTCAACACATACTTGTCGCGCCGCAGCTGCTCGACCTCTGCCTGCGATGCAGTCAAAGCAGCTTTGCTGTCCGCAAGGTCCTTCGCCTGCTTGGCCTGCCGTTCCTGTTCGGTCTGCTGGCTGTCTTTCCATGTCCGGTATGCGGTGATTTCTTCCTCGCTGGGGTATTTCTTCCGTTCTCGGTCAAGCCTCGACTGAATCATCTTGTCAACGTCGGCCTGCGTGAACGTCTTTTCCTGCTCAAGAGCAGTGATTCCCGTGCCCTGCACGTTGGTTTCTTCTGCCATAAAAATCTCCTTGTTTAACGTCCTGTCGGACAGTGTTGATAAATAAAAAGAGCCAACCGACAACAAATCGTAGTCAGTTGGCTCATCGTGCCATTCCGCGCGCTCAATTGCGCTGCGGTATCTGTATTATTTTTTCAGTTCTTCCGCCTTGATGATCTGCGCCTTTACTGTTCCGTCCTTCATGCGCTTTAGCTGGACGCGGAACCCGGCGGCAAGCGCCCGCTCAATAGCGGATTTCAGTTTTTCGTCAATCATGCATTCTCCTTAGAAATCAGTCTTGAAAGCGTTCCCTGATCGTCATCTTCTACCACTTCCCATTTGCCCGGCTTGATTTTGCCATTGAGCGGTGCAGGGGCCGAAGCGGAATAAAGGTAATCCTCCCCCTCATCATCGATGATGCGGAGCAAATCATATTCGACCCCCACGCATTCATAGGTTTTCCCATCCGTCAGCCCGAGAACCCCGCCGCCGAACGTCGTTCCTTTATATCTCACCTTCATTTCTTCTTCACCCCTTTCAGCTTTTCTTCGAAGTGTTTCTCGTTGCATTCAAACCAGTGAACATCATACTGGAAATTGTCTGTTTGTATTATACCGCCAATTTTCCGCCATTGCAACGGTTCCCCGCCGTAGTTTTCAGAAAGGAAGCTCGCGACCTTTAGCTGCTTCCCGGACCCTCCACCGGCTATTTCTCGAATAGACCCAATTTCTGACCCTTTCGGGACAACGCCATTCACAATCCCTGCTTTTACATCCAGCGTTTCTTGCAGCCTCGTGATTGGTTTTGCTGCTTTCGCCGCACTGACCGCAGCCTCGGATTTTGCATCTGTGTATAGGGCCTTTGTCCGCTCACGCTGTTCCGGCAGCCCGGCGGCCTTGCTGAACCTGCTATATTCTGCGCTCAGCCGCCGAAGCTTTATGTTTGCGGCGGTCGCGTCTTCGGAAAGCCCAGCTTCTTTGTATGCGTTTCTAAGCTTTTTCTGTGCGCGGATTTGCCGCTCTATGCGGCGCTGCATCTGCGTCGCTTCATAGGCCGTGTAAGTCTTTCCGTCAAACGTGCAGCCAAGACCATCGTCGATATGCTTGAGCTGTTCGTCTGTGTAAGTTCGCTCCGAAACGCTAGGAATAAATGGATATTTATGATGGCGGCAGTTCGCGCCGGTCAGGCCATCAACATATCCATAGCCGGTAGTCGCTACAAGGTCATCGTAAAGCCCCAGCGGGTCAGGTTCGCCGCTTTCACTCTGGTAATAGACTTTCCCTTGCCAGTCTTTGTGGCTTGACCACGGCGAAGCACCCGGCTTGTCACGCGCCCCAGAGTGCGCAGACACTTCAAAGTATCTCGTCTCAAGGTACTCTGCGCTTTGGTTCGTGTGCTGGTCGCAGATCCGATTTACGCCGGTCATGACAGCTCTCCGAACAGCAACGTCGATGTTGTCAACGTGTCCGCTTTCGTAGTTCACGACTTTCAGCCCGCCTGCAAGCTGTTGCACCGCAGACTTAATCGCCTGATTGTAGCTGATTGCCCCGTTCTGAATCTGCATAACAGCAGAATCCAACGCCCACTGATATGCACGCGCAGGCGGGAGCATCGTCCTGCCTTTGTCCACCAAAAATCCCATAGACTGTGTGATGTTATGAAATTCATCAAGCGTCTGAACTCTGATTGCTTCGATGGTCGCAGTGTTCACCAGAATATCAGGCTGTGTCAGCCCTGCCATGTCGATAACCGATGTGTAATACTTCTGGTTTCTGGCAATAACATCGTCGAAAAGCTCCTTGAGCTTCTTCTCGCTGATTCCAGACGTATTGCGGATTGCTTTTTCAATCTCCTTCGTGTCGATACCATGCGAACGAAGCGCCCGGATTGCCTGAACAGTCACTTCGTTCAACTGGTCTTTCAGCGCAAGCCTACTACATATCTCATCGAGGAGCGTATCTTCCAGCCCCCGGAATAGTTTGGCAAGCTCTTCGGGGAGGGTGTCGAGCAAAGCAGGCGTAAATGGGTAATGGATCATGTCTCGTTTGATTCTTTATCGTCAGCATCTTCAGCCGTTGTTCCGAATACTCTCCATTCTGGCGCAGCGGCGTCACCGGCGTTTACCCAGAATGTCGTTCCCGCAGGAACTTTTTCGTCTCCCATTACTCTACCTCCTGTTGCTGTTCAGTTACCATGTCCTGCATCTTCGGCAACGCCGCCTTTGCGGTTTCTTCGTCCTCGTTAAACCAGCGCATACGAGCTTCCCAATCATTCATAATACCGTCAGAAAGCATCCGCTCGTCCTTGTTAAACTCGGCGTCTTTGTCCGCAAAGATGCTATCGTCAAAATCAATGCTGATTTCAACGCCCTCGTTAAGCCCCGCTTTCATCGCGGTATTGCCCAATCTAAGAAGAATCCGGCAAAGTTCAATCAGAACTTGCTCTAAAATGATTTGATGTTTTCCTCTTGTCCTCGCTAGTTCACTCTGCGTACTAACTACCTGCGTCGCAGTTGCCATTACCGCTTGATTAAACTGATAGTAATTTGTCCCGAACCCGCATTTGCTTGCTAGAATATTAAGCTGGTCTTGCAAACCGATATTCAGCTGCTCAGTTCTGAGTGTCGGAGAAATCGTCTCTACCACGTTCCCTTGCTGCGTGTCCTCCGGAAGCAGATAGAAACGCCGGTCGTTGTCATCAAGCGTCGGTTCATCGTCTTCCCACCTTGTGGCGGGCATTTGGACCATCATCATCATCGGGCCGTTTTCGAACTCGTTGACGTAGCAGTCATAGGCGCAGTCAACGCCGCGCAAAACATCAATCGCGTTTGCGTACACAGGAATCCCGACTGGAAGCAGATAGTCAAGATTGTTTGCGATGTTCGGTCTGTCGATGACGAACTGCCTCTTGTCGCTTCCCGTATGTACCACAGGGGGGATTCGCTCAAAGCCCGGAACATCCGTCAAAAGCGCATCAGCAAGCGTTTCGTTTTCGTATCGGTAAATGCTGTTCTCGATGACGTAAAGCCCGTTTTCGTCTTTCCGGTGAATCTGCAAATACAGATAGTTTTTTCCAGCCCGTGTGACCACGCTGTCAAAAGCACACTCTGAAATAAATCCATTCTGCCAAGCCAGCGGAAAGATGTGCTCGATTGTCACATAATCAAGCTCAATACCGGAAACATCACCCGGCACGATCTCACCGCTTTCGTTGACGGCCTGCCCAACCACACGTGGAATGTACGCCACGGTTCCGAGCGCTGACTTCATTTCCTGCATTTCGTTTGCCTTGACCGTGAAGTTGTTCGACGTCAGAACCCTGTCGATAAACTCCTGTTCTTTCTGCCCCTCAAGCGTGATCTGGACTTTCTCGTTCATCAAGAGGTTCGCCCAGTCCTCACAAACCTTTTTCGCCATGCCGAGGCTTGCACGGTTGAACTTTGTCCACTTATGCCCGTTATATCTCCGGTATTGATGGAACCCCTTGACTTTGCCGACGTACCACGACTTCCAAAGGGACACGTATGTATAGAATTCCTCTGGGATTGTCGTATACCCGAGTTCCTTTAATTTATCGATAACCGTCATGCAATAACTCCCATTCTACGGCTCACAGGTTCTAAGGCGTACCGCGTCGCATCAATCAGGTGATTGTTTGCATCCGGGTATCCGCTGATAATATCGCCGTCTTTGTTTCTCTCATATTCATAGCCCACGAACTCATCGTAGGCGTGTGGCGTCCGTTTTCTGTCAATGACAATCGTTCTTCTCTGCAAGAACTTCATGCCGTATTCGACCGAGCCGGGTCCCTTGATAGCCTCATATGCAGGTAAGCCCATTGCCCGGAGGTCAGCTACGCTCTTTGGTTCCGCGCTGTCACAAATGACACGCACATTGCCATATCCGCGCTGTTTGATTATAGTCGCGCTCTGCTCGTTTGAAAGCTTATTCTGGTATATCTCGTCAAGCAGGTAAATGGTTTCCCTTGCTTTGTCGTAATGCAGCCGGATAAATGCAAATGGATCTGGAAACCATCCGAAATCCACTCCCTGATAGATTTTATCGAACCGGGAAACTTCTTCGTCCGTGATCTCCCGAAGTTCGAGCCTGTCAAACACATTGCCGCCGGTTCCGACCGGTATACCGAGGTATTCATGCTGATACGCCCGCTCGTCTGTGGCTTTCAGGTGTTCAGCCTCATCAATAAACTGCTGCCCCAGCCACTCTGACGGTGCTTCAAGGTACGTTGACTTATGGCAAAGTCGGTCTGCCCGTTCCTCCAAGCTGTCCTTGTTTGCCCAATTGTCGCGGCTGATCGGCGGGTTATAGCTTTCAAAGTTCCAGAACTTAGAGCCGCCGCGCATTGTAGACTGTAAGATCGTTCGTATTTCCGCACGCCCCGCGAACTGGTCTTTTTCTTCAAAGTGCGTCACGGCAATATATCCAAACGGAACCTTGATGGATTTAATCTTCATCGGGTCGTCCGCACCCCGGAACATGATCTTCTGCCCGGTTGGCTTATAAATCAGCTCCATCGGGGAAACCTTCGCTTCCCAATATTCCGCCGCGCCGAGTTCTCCAATTGCCCAGACATACTGCGCATAAACGCTATCGCGTATCGTATTTGCGACCTTGCGAAGCACCAACGCATGACAGTTTTTGTTTTCCTCCTGCATCAGCAGGGTTGGGACAATGATGGACACAAACGAGGATTTCAGAGAGCCGCGCCCGCCGCTCTCGTCGTAGTGTGTATGGCCGTGCTGGAATACGTCACGCGCCACGCTATAAAAGGCAGGGCCAATTTTTTCGGACAACCGAACATCAGACATCGATAATCACCCGCACCGCATCTTCCGCGTTTGGCTTAAGTTCTACCGCAGCAAGACGTTTAGCCAGACTGTCTGCAGCCTTCAGGCGGTCAGAAAGCGAAGCGTCCATGCCAAATTGGTCCTTTACCTCTCCGCGCATAACAGCAGAATAAAACTGCAGCACCTCGTTCGCGTCAGCGACCAGCGCCGCTTCTTGTTCACCAATCCTGCGCTTAATATAGGCAGAAATTTGAGGTTTTTTTAGGTTTTCAGCGCCAATAAACGGTGCCGTTTTCAGACTATATCCTGCTTTTTTCGCTGCTTCTGAGGCATTGGCATATTTCAAATATTCTTCGCAGAATCGTTTCTGCTTCGGCGTAAGTTTTTCATCCGCCATTGCTGTAAAGTCCGGCCAGCAGCTTCACCACATCCGCAATCTGGTACGTTTCCAGCAGAGTGACGTTCTTCGGCTTTTCATCAGGTCGATATTCGTAAACCATGTATTTCGTCACCATCCTGTCATTTTTCGAGGAATAAGTCTGCATTTGATTGATTTTTATTTTGATTCCGTTGTACAAGAGCGCTGTTTGCAGCTTGTGTGCAAGGGCGCGCAAACTCGCCATAGACGCTCCTTTCTGCCTCATTCTTTCGTTCTCGTGTCTCCGTGTATGAATAAATATATTTATTCATACCGGAGAACACGAGAACAGGAGGAGGAGGTTTCCGCAGAACGCTGCGGTGCCGATGAAAAGGGGCGTAGAGTTGATCTCTACGCCCTTATAGTAAATGTTAAATTTGGCTCTGGGACGCAGACTTTTTCATAAAAGCCCTCTTTTTTGCCCCACAAGGCGAATAAATTGCCTGTGCCACTCCTGTGCGGTGCGTTCGGATACATAAACCGCCATCGCAGCGCCCTGCAGGGTATGCGTCCGCTTCCAAAGAACCAAGTCTATGAGCCGGAGTCGCTCCGCGCCGTCAACGAGCTGTTCCGTCTCTTCGATTGCATCCTCAACGGCAGCGCGCTCGGCCTTCGTCATCAGTCCGCCGCCCTTATAATTGCGGATCATCCACTTTGCATATGGCCACCAGCCGTAGCGCGGCTTACTCATAGCTGCTCCTTTTGGCAAGCCTGCAGCTCGTCCTTATACGCCGCGCATAGAAACGCAGCATTAGTTATAACATGCCACAGAGCCGGTAAGCCGCTCTCATAGTCGAGCGCCAGCGGATTATCCCAGATATGCAGAACGTGGCGCAGAAGGGCGTCGTGCCACTTCTCACGCGGTACCTTGCGCCAGTCCTCCGCATCGGCGTATTTTGCCTTGCCAAACTCCCGCACCTGCATGATCGCCTCGATTGCCTCTACCGGCACGAGCGACGGGCGAGGCTTCCCGTCGTCGTACTTTGCGCCCTTGATCTGATCCATCAATAGTGTACCCTCCCTTCGCGTTTTGCCCGATCGTATTGCCGCGCTCTGGCGGACATGCCGCTTGTTTCCATCCCGCGCTCTGTGCGCTCTACCTTGCTTTTGTTGTACTCGTCCGCAGCTTTGCGGTACGCTATGTATGCCTCGCACGTGGCATGCTTCGGCCCGCAGCCCTTTTCGGGGCAATCCTTACACGGCGCGGAATACGGGCTAATTTTCAAATCTCCCTGCATTCGTCCCTCCTGACGCAGATCCGCTTCCCGGCAATCTCCACGATATATGAGATCGCATGCAGCCTGCCCGCGTACCGCTCCGCGTTGTACCGCCTGCCGACTTGCGGCTGCAGCTCCGGGAATACGGGGATCGCAGCTGTGATCAGGATCTGCACCGGCGTCCACTGGTTTTCTGGGCTGCTGCCCGGCCTTGTGTTTACCGGGTGCAGTTTGCGATATGCCCCGCTGCATTCCCGGCTGCAAAAGTGCAGCCGGATTTTTTTGTTTCTGGCCCCGGCAATGGGCTTGCCGCAATATGTGCAGCACTCCGGCTCTCTCATCAAAGCTTTACCCCCTTTATGTATTTATCAAAATACGTCACGGCCACTGCCATAGCCGACCACATATCCTTTGCGAAGCCGTAGAAAAAGCCCTGATTTGCCTTTGTCCCGACAACGCCGTACCGATCTATCAGCGCCTGCCGGATATTCTTGTCCTTCGCGCTCAGACAGCCGCACAGGTCGAGCTTTTCTTCTCGCCGGAAGATCTTTACCGGCTCCGCGCCGTCTCTTTCGGCGAACTCCATAAAGCGCCCAATCCAAAGGCAGGTATCAAACACCTCCTGTCCAACCGCCATACCCATTCCGGCGATCATTTCAATCGCAAAATCCGTGCAGTTTCCGTAAATATTTTCGTGCAGGACGTCCCGAATTTCTTCGTTCGGGAGTTTCCCCACATCCAACACGCGGCGGATCTCCTCGCCGTCGTGCTCTACGATTACATAGCCGGATTGAATATTGCCGGGGTCAACCGCCAGTATCGTTCCCACGTTTTTCCCTCGCTTTCCAAAACATACTGTTGTAGATGTCGTATCGGTGTTGGATGTAGGTACTCATGACTTCCGGTCGAAGGCGGGACCAGCTCTCATACATCCCGCAGGTCTGCATCTCCGGGCATCCGCACCGGTAAATGCAGTTTGGCACCAACACGTCCGAGATCTCCGGCTGAATCTCATGCAGCGCCGCTTTGAAATCCTCGGCATACGCGCGCGTCTCCGGGTCTGCCTGACGGCATAACCGCTTGCGCATGGAATCGATCAGGGCTTGTACGTTCGCTTCTCCCTCGAAGATCACCGGCGCGTCCTGCTGGAGCTTGTCCCTCGGCGTTCCGGTTCGGTCTGTTCTCTGCGTAGAGATAAAGCACTCCCACTTATGGCGGCTCCAGTGCGTAGCGATCCAGCTTTTGACCCCCTCCCATATCCACGATACCGAAATCCGGCGGATGGGCGAGTGCTCAGCGATCAGGATCCGCCGCTTGAACTCCTTGCTTGGCTCATGCCCGAGCGGCCCTTTTCCGGAAGTGGCGCGGCAGGTGTCCACGACCTCCTGCCAGCTGCCCTTGATGTTCGTAATGTGTGTGTTCATAGCAGCACGTCCTTTCCGCTCGTGCGTCCATCAGTAAGTGCCGCCTCGCGGCTGATAAATTCTTCAGTCTCAACGTTTCCCATCATCGAACTCCTTCCAAGTGTGGTACAGTGCCCATGCCAGCGGGTCACGGACGAACGGCATCTTTTTCGCTTCCGCATATTTTTTGTCGAGGATGCTCATGGCCTTCTTCCACGCGCGATCTCCGACGTGCAGTTCTGCGGGAAAGCAGACTCTCTCAAGTCTGTTGATTTTTGCGGCAGTCAGTATCGATATGCCGTTCTCGTCAAGAAGGTCTAGCAGGTCCTGATCTTTGATGTAATACACCATTTCAAAGTTCCCCCTCTGGCACTCCGAACATCTCTATGATTTTTTTCATGACCTTCCCTCCATTTCCTGCAGCGCCGCTTCGCGGCTGATGTAATCAGTCATAATCCAAATACTCCCTTACGATTCTGTTTCGCAACTCTGGCGGAAGGGCGTAAAGCGGTGTGCATCTACTCAAGATCTCTGCTTTCAAGAGCCGCTCCGCCTGCCGCTTGGTCAGCCGCCGCTCCCGCTTCTTCGGCGACAGCTCGCCTTTTGCCGCCGCAATGGCCGTAGGATTATGTTTGTGCTGGCCCATCCGTCGCCCTCCTGTTCCAAGCCTCTCTAGCTTCCGTGTACGGCTCTTCTACAAACGTTGCCCGGAACTTAAATTCGGTTCTGCATTTTGTGCAGATCAGGCCAAGCGTGATAATCTTCTTCACATAATTGCACTGCACGGAATTTGGCCCATCGATTTCTCCGCCGCAGAACGGGCACGGTTTCAGTTCAGCCATCATTCTTGCCCTCCATTTCCTCCATCGCCCGCTCGACCTCCACAATGTCAAAAAGCCCCACTTTCAGCCCGCTCGGCGTATTCTGGCCATGTGCGAACGCCGTCAGATGGATATTCCAGTGATCCGGTTTGTACGAAATCCCCTTTCTAACGATCTCAATGTCCGAATATCCATTGCACGGCAGAATCAGGACGCGCCCCTCAACATCCGTTTTCATCAGCTCCACCATACGCGAGATGGAGTAATCATAGCCGGAAAGCGTTTTCTCTATCTCTCGCGCCTCGGCACACGCCTGCGGAGATAATCCCGCATCTTCGTAAGCCTTGAGCCTTTCCCACACCTGCTTCTGTGAGCAGTTCCCGTCATACTTACACGGCAGCTCCCGGCATTGCGCGATGTCGCAGAAGTTTCCCCCAAAGGTCAGTCGTTCCATCCTTAGTCCCCCTTATCCTGCGTCGCGCACGCGGAAGAAAACCGCGATGTTCAGTTCGTAGTCGTTCTCACCGATGTGCCGGACGCTGTTTTCCCGCCACTGCGAACCGTGGTCATAAGATTGCGATACCATACGAGCAACGATCTGGTTCACGATTTCCGTTGCCGTTTCCCTTGATACGCCTTGCTGAAACTTGAAAAAGGTGAATCTATAGCCGAAATCAGTTTGCAGCTTTTCGTAGTAAACATCAATTTCGTCATCAACCTTGAGCCGCAGCGTGGATGGGATGAACTCGTCGCTTGGAATATAAAATTCAATTTTCATGATTATCCTCCTTAATCGGCGTGAGCCTCTATTTCCTGCATCGCCCGCTCTGCTTCCTCTCGGGTGAGAAAAGTGTTCTTTCCGAATCTATCCGGGCTAAACGTGCGCTCATTCGTATTCCCTATTTTATCGACGTGCTCACTG